AGTCCTTCTTCTCTTTCTAATCATATTAGAGAACTACTTCTAAAAAAGGCAATAAAAGCTGATGAACAAGGTGTTTATTATATAAATAGGTCTTTGTTTCCGGATAAGGAAAATCAGTACTATAAGTTCCAACTACAAAAGGACACTAGTAGTAGAGAAAAGAAAAATTAAAAATAGATATAGAGAATTTTTAGGTTATTGTGGTGATAAAGAGCTAGAAGAATTTAATAGGGCTATAGAAAAAGACTTTCATATTATAGACCTAGAAAAATATAACAATGAGCTTAACGTTAAAAAAATAAATAATATGGAAATGACAACAGAAAGAATAAAAGAAATACAATCTAAAACAGCTTATCCTGAAAGTATAAGTGTTCAGAGAGCTTTAATGAAAGTTTGGAAAGAGTGTAGTCAAACACAAAACATTAAAATTAAAAATCTAAACTTTGGAGAAGCTTTAGAAGCTTTGAAAGAAGGTAAAAAAGTTGCTAGAGAAGGTTGGAATGGTAAAGGTATGTTTTTATTTTTATTGCCTGCAAATGATAACGTTCCTACAAAAGCAATACATGACCCTAAACTTAGAAAAGTTATTGAAGAGCAAGTTGAAGGAGACACGTTTAAAGCTTTAGGTAGTATTAGAATGTTGACTGCTGATAAGAAAGTATTAACTGGTTGGCTTGCTTCTCAAACTGATATGCTTTCTGAAGATTGGGTAATATTAGATTAAAAAATAAAAGAACTTTATGTTAAATTTTAAAAGGATATAAAAATGTGTTATACTAAATTTACAGCAAATAAAATAAAAAAAGAACAAAATGATAAATTGGTATAAGAAGCACCCTAACACTATGGTACAAAGAATATTAGGTTGTTATTTACTAAAAAGTAAAGTGACTCCTGAAGCTCTTGATAAAAAAGATGGGGATAAGAATTTTAACAACATAAAGAATCAGATGTTGTTAGATGTTGAAGGTGGTGGTGTAGAGTTCAATTGGGACTTTATAGTATTTGAAGCTACTGAACATCAACTTTCTGTTGCCCTTGAACCCTTTTCTCCTAAAAAAGAAGAACCAGAAGAACCAAAGAAAGAAGAGAAGAAAGAAAGTAAGATAGTGGATATGAAAGGTAATAAGATGAAAAGAGATTAATTATTAACTTTGTTTTATGAAGTACAAGAAGTTTTTTAATGACATAAGTGTTGATGAAATGATCAACAAATTTATTGAAGAACATAGTGAAGAGCCTGTCTTACAAGAACTTAATAAAAGAAAAATAAAGGAATGTGTAGAAGCTCCTTTTTCTTTTTTGAGAGAGAACTTAAAGAACAACAAGCTTTTTGTCCAAAGACATGCTTATCTTTGTACTTTTTACACTACCACTAAGAGAGCTAAAAGTGCATTAAAAGATGTAGAAAAAAAGCATAAGCAAGGTAAGGTAGGAGAAAAAAAGTATAAAGAGGTAAAAAACATGCTAGAAGATTTTTTAAAAAGAAAAGATGACAACAACTAAAAATATAACAAAAAGTAATTTTAATTATTTTCTAAATAAATTAATAGACAGTCCAATAATGTCTGGTAAAGGTCTTAAAGTAAAGTTTGAAACAGGACAACTAGGTTTGATGAGCATCAGTAAAGCAATGAGCTCTAACACTTCTTTTAATAATAGTCACTGTGAAATAAAGAAAGAGCTTACTAATAAAGACCCTGAACAGTATCTTTCTTTTCTTTTTACAGACTTAGAGTACAAAACACATATTTTCAAGTTCGTACATAATAAAAAGTTTGATATAAGAAGTTGTGACGAAGATGTCTTTACTGATAAAAGCTATGAAATAGAACTAAAGAAAATAAAGAGATATTGGAAATAAACAATAAGTTCGATATAGGAGAACCTGTTTATTTAAGAACAGACCCTGACCAATATACAAGAATGGTAATAGGTATTTATGTTGAAGATAATAATATAACATATTGTTTAGGTTTTTTATCAGATGTAAGTTATCACCAAAGCATAGAAATATCAAGAGAAAAAGATGTATTAAAAAAGATAGAATAATGAGAGAGACTAATATTGAAAAAGCCTGTTTAAGAGGTAAGTATAACAGAGAAAAGTTCAAAGACTTTTTAAGAGTGTGTAAAGATAAGAGCATAGCTGAAATAAAGCTTAAAAAAGAAGAAGAAAGATTAAACGCATATAAAGAATATTTGTTCATCTATAAAGGCTATAGTTTATTTGCAGTAGAAAATGAAAACGTCAGGAAAAAGCTCTTCAAACTCCTTATAAAAAAAGAACCCTTTTTTGTTATAAGTTCTATGAACAGGTTCTTTGGCATAGAAAATGAAAGACACATAGTGAGTTCAGTAACAAGACACAAGATGAAGTACTTGTCAAAGCATGATGTAAGAAAGATAGAAAAGACCTACAACATGTTCTACAATTTTATAAATGAAACACTACTAAAAATTATTCGATGAGCCTATTATTTCACATAGAAAAGAAAACAGCTAAGCCAAAGACAGAAGCACTATTAATAAGCCCTTTTAAGGAGATATGGGAAAGAGATGATAGTGAAGAAAAAGAGAATGCAATAGAAGACCTGACTTATGTAGAGTTTTGTTCTTCTGTAAAATCATCTAACCCTTACTCCGGAGTTCCTGACCATAAAAAAGAGGAAGAAGTAAGAAAAGCAATAATAACAAGGGATGATTGGGAAGAAGATGACCTAATAAAAGAAGCAAAAGCCTATAATGAAAGAATGCAAAGAGAGGCATCACCAACTTATAATTACTACATATCTGCTAAAAAAGCTGCTGAAAAGATGCAGACCTTTTTTAATAATTTTGATATGGAAGAAGTAAACCCTAAGACCATGAACCCTTTATATAAGCCAGGAGACATAACAAGGGCACTTAATGACACCTCTAAAGTATTAAAGAATCTTGAAGACCTTAGGCAAAAGGTTGATGATGAGGTATTTGAAAGCACAAAAGAAAGAGGAGGAAGAAAACAAAGTCCTCTAGCAAATCCAGGAACAATATAAACAGTAGATGTCAATAATAAACTCAGTAAGAAATAGTGATGGTATTTGGATAAATACACAGGAGTTCAGAAAAGAGGCAACAAGATTTAAGAAAACCGGTTCTTATTGTATGGATTCTTGGGGCACTCCTGATTGGGAAGAATACTGGGTTGAACAGAGAAGAAGATGTAGGGATGGATATAGTGTAGGAGGCTCTAAAATAACAGGGGATCACTACTTTTATTTGAACTTTTGTCCTATAAGAAAAACAGAGGATGCCAGTAAAAAAGTATCTAAAAAAGTTACTGATTTCCCTGACTTTTGGGATGGAGATTATACTTACTTTTGGGTAAGGGAAATAGCAAGAAAAGGTATTTTCGATTGTTACTCACACTCTGAGCATGATAAAGATGTCTACAATTTTACAGATGAAGAAAAAGCAAAAGAAGCGAAAAGGCTTTTTGACAATCTTTATCTGGACGTAAAGATAAAAGTAGATTATCTTTATGGTGGTTGGAACCTTATAGTTGGGAAAGCAAGAAGGAAGGGATTTTCCTATAAGAATGCTGCCATAGCTGTAAATAACTACATTACAAGACCAGGTTCAATGACAATACTTGGTGCTTATGAAAAAAAGTATCTTTATCCTAAAGGTCTTTTTACGATGGCCTTTAGCTACATCAACTTCTTAAACTCAAATACAGGTTGGATATATCCAAGAGATTATATTGACCAACCAGGTAAAGGACATATTAGGGCTTCAACTAAGATCTATAGAGAAGGTGTACCTACTGAAACAGGTTTTATGTCAGAGATATATTCAGCAACATATAAGGATGATCCTGATAGTACGAGAGGTAAGGATGCTTATGACATAATATTAGAAGAGTCAGGAGCTTTTGGTACACCAGGTTTATTAAAGGATGTCATAAAAGCAAATAAAGATACGGTAAAAGATGGTGATATAAAAACAGGTATGATCACTGTTTTTGGAACCAGTGGTGATATGGAGGGGGGTACTGCTGACTATGCGGATATGCACAAGAACCCTATTTCAAATGGTTTTTTACCCTTTGATAACATTTGGGATGAAGATTCAGAAGATTTTGAATGCGGGTATTTTCACCCTATACAACAGAACATGCCAGGCTACTATGATAAGCAAGGTAACTCTGATAAAGAAGCAGCTAGAAAAGCTGAGGAAAATGAGAGAAAGTTCCTTCTATCTCATGGGGCCACAAGTTCTGACATAGTAGGTAGAATGCAAGAAAATCCATTAGGACCACAAGAAGCTTTTGGTTCTGTGTCCTTTAATAACTTTCCTACACTTGAGATAGAGAAACAGAAGAACATAGTTCTTAATAGAAAACTCCATTTAAAAAAGGGTCAGCCAGTTAAGATGTACTATTCATCTAAAGAGAAAAGAGTAGTAGCAGAACCCATATTAGATGGAAGTGAAAATGTGGTACATAGGTACAAACCTGATAATATATCCCTTGAAGGTTGTCCTGTTATCTATGAACAACCTGCTAAACATGCTCCAAGAAATGCCTATAAGATAGGTTATGACCCATATAGACAAGATCAAGGTACTTCACTATCTTCAATAATAGTTTATAAACCTGTGATACAAGGAGAATCAACTAAGAACATAATAGTTGCTGAGTATGTGGGGAGACCAGAAGAAGCTGATGATGTTACATACATTGCTAAGCTTTTTAGTATGTACTATAATACTGAAATAATGTATGAAAATGAAGTTACTCATGTAAGGGATTATTTTAAACACAGAAGAGAGCTTCATTTTTTAGCTCAACAGCCAGATACTGTAATAGCAAAGAACACCAAGAACTCTAAAACATCAAGAACTTATGGATGTCACATGAACACTCAAATGAAAGACGCTGGTGAAAAGTACATAAAATCCTGGTTACTTGAGGTTGTTGATTATGATGAAAATGGAAATCCTATAAGAGCTTTAGATAGAATATATTCCATAGGTCTTTTAGAGGAACTTCTTAAATATGATAGAAAAGGAAATTTTGATAGGGTTATGGCTCTTATGCAAGTAATGTTCCAAGATAAAGAAGAAGAGTATGATAAAGAGCATACTAAAGAAGATAAGAACAAAGAAAAGATCAGAAAGTTATATGATATGGAATCCAACAGAGTTCCATCAAGAAGAAGAAAAGCATTTTAAATTTTATTAGATTTGTAAAAAATACTCAAAATGGACAGAAAAGAACATAAGCGTTTCTCTAACAGGATGACGGAAAGAGAAAAGAGATCTGGTGACTACCAATGGTATAAAGATAAGGCTAGAGAGTATTTAACTATTGCCAGGTCTAAGAACATGGAATATTATTATAAGAATGGAGAGGTTGATGAAAAAAGAAAGATGAAGACCAACTTTGACCTCTTTAATAATATAATAAACCTTGAGGATTTTGAGTATGTATGTAAGCCATTTGGAGATATAGAAGGAACAGAGTCTTCAGAACTTCCTGCTGAAATGGTCAACAGGGATATTTCTTCTTATAGAATAAAAGCATTGTTAGGCATGGAAATGAACATGCCCTTTGGTTACAAGCTCATGGCCATAAACCCTGAAGCAACCACAAGAAAAGAAGAAGAAAAGTATGAAAGGGTGAAAAACTATGTCATAGACAGAATAATGGCTCCAATAAGAAGAAAGAAGGAGTTGGAGTACCTTGAGAAAATGAAAGGTAAAGAACTTGATGAGGAAGAGGTAAGAGAGCTAAATAACAAAATAGAGACTGAGGTAGAGAAGAACAAGCCTGAAAGAATAAACAGGTATATGGAAAGAAAATATCAATCACCTTCTGAAGTTCAAG